TAAAGGTCTAACATACTCATCATTGTCTTCGCCAACAATTACTCTACCATCTTCTTCTATACCTGTTCCACCACGTTTGGTGAATTTATTCTTTAGTGTAGATTTCTTTAAAGGTTTTTTTTGGGCTTCTAAAGCGACTAATTTCTTATCACTCATGCCGTCAATTTCTGCCATCAGTTTTTCTAGTTTGGCTTTTTCTTCACGATAAGCAACTGTTTTAATCATGAGTCTTTGATAATTCTCATTCAAAAAATTAAGTTCCTTCTGAATTTGTGGTCTAGTTAACTTTGCCATAAAAAATAAAAGTAAGATAAGGTATATAAACCCTATTTATCTTTTGATGCTCGTCTTCCTAATCCAAGTAAAGCAAACGCTGCTAATGTTCCTGCTATAACAATTAGTTTAATATCTTGCCATAACTCTCTACCCTCATCAGAATCAAATCCGTATACATAAGCACCTATACCTAGGTAGCCTACTGCACCAAATACAAGAATACCTACAAGAATTACCTGTAAATTCTTCATAGAATTTTCACTGATTTGTAAACTCATAATTAAACAGTGTAATTAGCCCTATTTAAATCATTCAAATGAATGTTAATATAATAGCAATAACACCGAATATAATACCACCCATACCAAACATCTTCTCATAACTCCATTGATTATCTGATTTTCTATCAGCCTCGGCTTCATCTAGGTCTTTCTTCCATTGTTTAATCTCTGCTATATCTAAACTACATTGATGTATCTCGTCATGTAGTTGGTCTAATTTAGTAAATATACGTTCTTCTACGTCCATATATAAATGCGGTAAGGAAGATTAACTAGAAGTATAAAAAAATAAAAATAGGATTATTTCTAATCGTTCTTACTTGATAGGATTACATAAGCGGTTGCATCAATAACTACAGAATTAACTCTGTGTGTTGCAACAATATCAACGGATTGTCTGTTGATGTTCTTATCGAATTCTAATTCAATATCTCTACCTACTGCCATACCAAATGCTTTGCCTTTCATAAACACGATGTTACGTGCTGAGTTGTTGTTAGAGGTATTAATAGAGTTGGTTACGAAAATCTCTATACCGAAGTACATAGAAATTCTACCTTGTCTAGAAATCTCTGGACTGGCTTGCTGAATAAATCTGACAATAACTGTGTCTTGGATTAATTCTTTTTGGAATTTTGGAGTACATGCTAATACTGCTGCACCGTTATCAGGTTCGTGACCTTGTGATTGAAGTCTAACTTTTGCTGCTTCAACTCCGGCTGCTTTTGCAACTCCTGTAGCATCTTCATCAGTTTCATCTGTAACTAAAGCACCATCATTTGCATTAAGGTGATTTGCTCCAAAGTCTTGTGAAGTTGCGGCTGCGATAGTGGACAATGTTATAGTAACTTCGTCTTCTAAGGCTCTAGTTCTTGCGGTTTCTCTAATTTTTTCGAGTAAATCTTTTGGATATTTCTCTACTTCAGTTTTGAGAACGTTTTGTCTAAAACCTCTTGGAGTATTTGCTGAAACATCGACACCAGTTAAGGTATGTGTTGCAGGTGTAATCTCTGTTGAGACGTGTTCTGTTATTGTACCAAATGCAGGAATAGTTAAAGTATAGAATCTAACAGTATCTTGTCCTTGTGGGATTTTCTTAACTTGAATCCAAGGTCTAATGGATTTTACTAAGATTCCACCCGGAATTACCATGATTTGCTGTCCTACATCTACACCCGGAATTGTACCAGATGTTGATACTGCTTCTGAGAATACTGAAGGTTTTACTATTGAGTGTTTCTCAATAAATTCATCTTTGTCAATTTTGATAGTAACAGATTGTCCATCAAGAACTTTCTCCATCAAACTAACTTGTTTATCCACCTCTGCTTCTTCCCATACACTACCTGTCTTTTGTGACTCGGTAATTTCAGAAAGTTTCTCGGTTTTTGCAGTAAAGGATTCCTCTAATTTAGCGGTTTCCTCTGCGACTCTTTTCTCTACTAGTTCTGCGATTGAACTATCAAGTGCTTCTTTGTCTTCTGCTTCTTTCTTTGCTTTTGCTTTACATGCAATATCATCTTCTGCACATTTATCATCGGCTTCTTTTTTTGCTTTTGCATCTGCATCTGCTTTCTCTGCTTCTGCTTTTTCAGCTTCGGCTTTGTCAGCATCTACTTTTGCTAATCTAGCATCTAAAACTTCGCCTAATTTGGCATCGATTTTTGCTGTAAGTTCTGCATCGATTTCTGCTTCTGTTTTAACACTCATCTTGTTATTATCATCTGATTCGTTACTAATAGAAGTATTAATTTTAAATGTTTCTGATTCTAATTCAATACAATGCATACCACATTTCTTTTCTATAACAGTTAATGATACCTCAGGGATTCCGGGATTCTCACCTATTAAAACAGACATCTCTCCGAATGTAACATTTAATGGAGATTTCATACATTCGCCTGAACCATCAGATTTACAAATATCTTCTTCTCCTGTTGCAGTTAATCCTAATGAAACTTTAGGGTCTATATTTTGAGAAATCAACTTGTCTAGTTCTGCTTCTACTTGTGAGTTATTAACTGTAGCAGCATAATTTAAATGTTCTTTATCAGCGTCCCAAGTTAATGTACTTGAACCTATAATGTCTTGTTCTTCTTTACCATGATTTAATCTTAATGGAATTGTTTTATTATGTCCTTTTGCTAATTCTGATGCCCAATAAAATGTATTGTTTAATGATTTTCTAGGCATGGCTAGAGTGCCTTCTATATGCATCAATTAATTAACACCACTCATGATTTATCTAGTTCGTTGCGGAATCAAGAGAAGTAACCTCATTTGTTTTCTTCTTACGCTTGACTTTTACTTTAGGTACAATAATATCATCACCTAAACTAGTAATAAATTCTTGTTGTGGTTCATCTGTTTTATTATCAGGTTTATCATTAGAACCCATATCATCTGTAGGTGTTACAGAAGTGATAGGAACAGTATCTTCCATATCATCAGGATCAGGTGTCAAATCAGTATTATCAGTAAGGTATTTTCTTAGTTCTGAACGTCTAATTCCACCTTTCTCGAACAATCCTATAACGTCTTGTATTGTTAATACTGATTCTGAATCAAATACGAAATCTACTTGTAAATTAACTTTTGAAGGTCTAAATCCTAATGATACTAGAACGTGGTTAAATATTTGTTGAACTAGTTGTAATCCATATCTACGTTGAACTCTTTTAATCTTTAATTTAATCATATCAGATGAAGATTCTGAACTTGCACGTGCTGTGAAACCCGCGGTAAATATTTGTTGTGCAAATTGGGTACCAGACTCTAAAACGTTCTTTTCATAATGTTCTATATATTTATCAAATTTACTGGCAGGGTTAACTTCAAATATCTCTGCTTTAAATGCCTTATCTGTTATTATTTTAGCACCTGCACCTACCTTACTAAATTCTTGTTGTTTATCTTCAATAAAATCTTCTCCTACGTCTTCAAATTGAATCATCATCATAGGTGAAGCGTAAGATTGAAATATCTTAACCATAGCGTTCTCTATTTTCCACATTTCTTCTATTGCGGAATCTACCTGTTTACCATTAACTATTTTTGGTGAAACAACTGATTGTGCTAAACAACGACCCCATAATTCTTGTCTTCTATTAGTAAATTTAAGATGTGCTATTCTACTAGCAGGTAAAGGAATATCTTTATCGTTAACATGTTGAATATAACTCTTAACTGAACCATGTTTGTCTCTTACAGCACCAGTAATGGTTGTAATATCAACTTCATCTATGTCAATTACCTTTTTACCCTTTAGAATTAATTCATAACATACATTTCCTGCTATAACATATGAATGTGCTCCATCTTCTAGTTTTTCTTCAATAAAATTAGCATGAATCCACTTTTCCAAGGCTGCTACAGCCTTTTGATTATCACCAGTTAATTTCATTCCAGAACCTAAAATCAGTTGTACATAAGTGTCAGTTGCTAAATAAAGTCTAGAATCATGGTCATTTAGATAGAATATCTTTGCAAAAGGTACTTCTGGCTTGGTATCTTGACTCCATTCATTGAAATTTACCTCAGAAATGACACCTTCATTGAATATTTTAACGTTTCCTTGTGTTTCTATCCTCTCAGGGTAGTTTGTATCGAACATATTCACTCTTTAATTAAACTGTGTAATTATTAGAAGTAATATAGTTAGAGGTTAGTGTCTAGAACACAATTTAACCCTGTGAAGGTACTCGCGAACCCCTAACTTAATAGTATTAGTTTATCCGTTATATAAATCTATCTAATTCTAAGTTTTGATGAACCATTGATACCAAATGCAGTTAATTCAGCATCAGATTTTATTAATTCTATTTCTACCTCTCCTATGTAATTAAAATTAAGTTTTCCTAATGCAGGTAGGTATTCCCATATACCTGATGCCTGTGTAGTCCAAACTATATCATCTGAGAACACTTCTTGGTGTTGTTGGTCATATAATCTTATCTTTGCTGTATATCCTGTAGCGTCAAACCCATTAACCATCTTTTCTTCTGTATAAATTACACCATCTAATCCTTCTCCTGTATTATCTGTATAGTTACCTTTAACCCATAACTCTTGGGTCAGTTTATTGATTAAAACCATAATATTTATATAATGGATTTGTTATAGAGAAGTATGACAAATGGAGTTAAATATGATTCAGATAAACCTGATTTTACTTTATTACCTTATGATAGTCTAGTAGAGGTTGCTAAAGTGTTACAATATGGTGCAGATAAATATCCAGAATCAGATAACTGGAAAAGAGTAGATGATGCTTTGAATAGATATAAGAAAGCAAATTTAAGACATTCTTTACAATCAGTATATGAAGATATTGATTCAGAATCAGGATTATATCATTTAGCACATGCGGTTTGCTGTGATTTATTTGCTTTACATTTTATACTGGAACGTAAAAAAAAATGAACTTGAGTATATTACTGTCAGATTTGGAAACAGTATATGGTTCAAGATATAGTTATCATTATGAAGAATTTATGGCATCTGGTTCTGAACCTGAATTATGGGGTAAAATAGAATTGTTGAGGTGGATTTTAAATTGTTAGCAGTTCATACACCACAATCGATGATGGAGATGGAAATGATTAATGGTAAATGGTTATGGAAAGATGTTACACAAAGTAAGACATTAGATCATTATGAGAAATATGGGATTAGGGAAATATTTAGATGTCCCATGCATTTTACTAATGAAAGATTACAACAAGCAATGTATGAGAATGACCAAGTTGCACATTTAATTAAAAACAATATAGAAATGATGAGAGTAAAGGTTGGAGCATATATTAGTATTCTGTGTCATACTGAATCGATAGGTGCCCAGAACCAGAAAACCTAAGATAAAGATTACCTTGGAATGCATCACCTTCATCAAAAGGATTATCTCTAGATTTAGCAGGTTGTCCGTTTTTACCAAACGTAATAGTCATAAGTTGTTTCTTGAGGTTTATAAATCTGGGGTGTATTCTAACACGTTTCTTTTGAACCTTGGTACTGGCATCGACAGTCATTTTACGACCACTCTCTTTATTGGATATACCCGTGACGTTCAAGTAAAGAGTTTGTCTCATATCCTTAATGATTTCGGGGTTAGCTTTGTCGCACCCCCATTTTTTACAACTAAACAATTCTGATAATCTACCTATCTCTTTAATCATTGCTGTTGCTGATTCTCTTTTATATGATTTAGAATAAATTACATAAGGCATGTTATCTCTCATCTCAGTAATAC